CCAGGACGTAGCGAACCGTACAAGTCAATCACTGCTGGCCACAGCAGGTTTGAGTCAGGCACAATTTCTGTGGGGGTAACAGTATCATTACTGGGTTCTTGTGAAAGATATTTTTGTTGCAAACATTGCAGTTTGTTGCCAATCAACACAACAGCCCAGTTGAATGGGGTGATAACTTGTCTTGTACCCATCAACAGGTCCTCGTTGTCAATGGCATTGTTCAAGTCGCCTTGTGCATCGTACATTGAGGCAATCACACGTTCGATCACACCCAGTTTCAACACTTTGGCCGGAGGCGATATCCAGATTGGCATGCTGAATTGCAGTGTGGCAATGTCAATGGGATTTTCTGTGCCAATTGGTACTGTGCGGCTTGACCAGGTGGTACGATCCAGGTACATCACACTCAAACTGGTCCAGTCAATGTAGTTGTCTGTGCTTTGAATTTCCAAACTGGGATTGAACAAGGTGAGCACCTGTTCCAACAACTGCAACTTTTGATTGGTGTTGGACGTCCAGATGTCCAGGTTGATGGTGAGTTTGAATGGTACAGGCATCAATCTCTCAATGGTGAATGCGTTGCCCTGTGTGGTCTCGTAAGTTTCTGTAGAAGGGTTATAGGTTTGTTGACGCACGTTGATTCTACTTACAAAATAAGGATCCTGCATGCGGCTTTGTTCATAGTCTAGGCCAGTGATGTAAAATGTCATCAGCGGAGTTGACGGCAAACTGTTGCGACTGTTTTCCTGCAAGATGGTTTGTGCATTGCGAGTGGCATCACCGTACCGCACAGGCACACGTATCAATGCGGCAGCATTAACACCGTCGTTTTCATTGGCATACTCTACTTGAAAGCCTGAAAAGATTCTTGTGAACTGCAACAAGAATCTGCGTATCTGTTCGTCATAAAAAAATTGTTGCATTATGTTCCTGGCGGTAAGAAGCCACCTTGATCACCATTGTCTGCTCGGGGACGAAGAATTTCGCTCAAACTCTGACGACTTGGAATGTTGCCCAAGTCTTTGGTATTGACAGTAGCAGTGTTATTTACGAAGCCGCTGCGCAGTGTTTTATTTGTTGGACCATTGTTGAGATTGGTTCTGACTTTGTCGTCAACTTTGACCCAACGTACACCATCATAACGGAACAAGCGATTGGGTTTGTAGTCCAGGCGTAGCACATAAGCACCTGTGACAGGATTTGGCGGAAAGTTCACAGCAGGAGTAACTGGCAAACCATTGGGTGCAGCACCGCCGCCAGTGAGGTACCCTGAGGCATAGCCTTCGCCTGTGGGTGTGGTGCTCATGCCGCCTTGTGTACCATCTACAGTGAGACTTTCGTCAGCAGTCAAACTGGTGGGATTAGCAGGTGTACCGGTGGGGGTAGTGGGCTCAATGTAGAACGTGGTATTGTCATAGCCCGACAACGGAACTTCTGCATCTGCTTGTGCCAAGATGGCATCATTGATTTCGTAGTCTTTTTCACGAGTGCCTTGTACGTCACTGATGGTGTTTGGTGTATACTCTTGCCAGAAAGTAGCATTGGTGATATCAGTATCAGCAGGCACATTGCTTTGTGCTTGATAGTAGGTATCACCGTAGTTCACAACGGTACCAGTGGGATAAAAGTTGCCTGGATCCCAGATGTTTTCTTGCACAAATGGTTTGTTGGTAATAGTGTTAAACTCTTGTTGATCTTTCATGGGCGTACATTTTACACGCCACAAGTGCGGCAACCAAGTTACTGAAAATCCTTCGCTGGCAAAGTCTGCGTCCTGGATCACATAGTATCTGGGCAGTGCCCGTGGTATGTTTTGATTCAGCGGATGATAATCTGTTAGGTTTGGAATCTCTATCACATCACCGTTCATGAGCTTGCGACCAAATGTGTCAATCATGGTGTTGTAGTGAAAGGTCATGAATATGGTGTCGTTGTTTAAGAACAACCCAAATTGTGTTAAATCAAAGTCCACATCCTGTGTGTTGTATACACCGCGCATGACATACACATCAGGATCATATATTCTATCACGGTTTTCTAGCAACAGCAAATCTTGAATATTCAGCACATCCACATCTGCGTATGTGGGTTGAGTGGCATCAAAGTTGCCACTCAAGGCCGAATCATTACCTCCCGCTTGCGGTCCCATGTAACGGTGAATGTAGATGTCAAGGCCACCAACAGTGTACATTTCACGTATGGTGCGGTCCAGAAATTGATAGTCTCTGGTGCGATTTGGGCGGTATAAACTTAGGCGGGGCATGGTATATTTATAGTACTTTGGGTTTACCTTTTCTGGGGTTGACCAATAAATCCAATTCTGCTATAATTACGTATAAATTCACCAGGAGCCCACATGAACGCCACACGAATAGTTGTCAAGCCATTGAATCCCCGCAGTCCTGATACCAAATACACAGGGTTGGAACCTGCATGGCGTGTGCAACCCACAGACGATCGCACCAGCCAACTGAGTGCTGCCTTTAGCTGGTACAATTACTTTTATGGCAAAAAGGATGCCCGTGAAATGCTGGTGGCATACTTGGAACACAATGGCCGCAAAGCAGATGTTCGTGCGCTAAAAGGTGTGCCAGATTCAGCAATTCGATTGACCACTGCATGGCTGTGCCGCATGAGCATGGTAGGACTGGAACTCACAGACACTGAGACAGTTCGGTTAGAAGGCTATATACAAGAAATATTAACTGCACGTGAACCCGAAGTGGTGGTAGCAGAAGCCGCACCTGTTGCGGCCAAGCCCAACATTCAAGACCGGTTGCGTGAAAAGGTCAGCGAGTGTGCTGGTGAACTGGATGGCATGTTTGATGAGTTTGTGACAGCAGGCGCCAAAATGTCAGCAGACTACAAGCCAATCATGGTGATCCGTGGCCTAAATGTAGCACCTCAAATGATTTCAGATATTGCTAATATTTGGAAAACTAAACTTGCAGAATTTGAAACAGTGATTGAGGGCAAGGATGCACAGTTGGTTGAGGGTTACGGCAACTTCAGCAAGATCCAAATGCGTAATCTTGTGAAGTTCTGCGAAGCAGTGATAAATGACTGTGGTGCTTATGTGCAGATCAAGAAAGTGGAACGCAAGCCACGCAAGGTCAAATCAGTGCCACCTGAGAAACGTGCCGCCAAGTTCAAAGTGTTAATGGACTTTGCTGAGCTCAAGCTCAAAGGTTTGCCAGCCGCAAGTCTTGTGGACAAAGCCGAAGCCTGGTTATATGACACCAAAAAGCGCAAGTTGATTCACCTGGTGGCTGACAGTCACACACAGGCATTCACTGTGAAGTCAAACAGCATCATTGGTTTTAGCACCATTGAGACCATGCAAAAAACTGTGCGCAAGCCAGCAGATGTTGTAAAGTCTGTGCAAGCCGCAGGCAAGCCGGCAGCACGTAAGATCTACAAAGATCTTACCACAACTGAAACCCCGTTCAATGGACGCGGAACTGAAAACTTGGTCATACTTAAAGCCTGGTAATGCAGGACATCCAAGTAACAGATTATCTAACTTGGGAGTATTGTCACGACCCCGAAATACAATATTTAAATTGTTCTGCTCCTGAATCAGTCTTTAATCACATGCCACAGTGGTTTAAAGATCAAAAGGCTCACAAAGAAGAAATTGTGTTAGGTGATGGATCAGGTCGACCGTTTGCTGATAAACAAACTATTAGAAACTGTTTGGGATTTCGAGGATTGGCAAAAATAGGATATACAATTCCTTTACCTGAATCCATTATCGGGCACGACACGTATTTTAGTCGGGGCAGGTTACATCCTGAAATGTTATACGGAACACACTGGGCCAACAAACCAGGCGGGCCATGGAAAGAGCCTGACGGCAATATGGACAATAGTCCATATGAATATCGAATAAAATTGTTACACTGGCCTTGGAGAGCTCGTATGGCCAGGGGCTGGCGCATATTAATCTTGCCATACTTGTTAGATTGGAGCAATGATTGGACAGAATTTTCTGGTGCAGTTGATCCAAACTATGATGTTCAACATGGCACCAATATTGGATCAGCATTGCGTTGGACAACGCCAATTGATCCCTGTTACAATTATTATAATTTAGAAACAGTGGTTGCTTTTAAAAGGAACGTTATAATACCTGCAGGCACTCTAACCTTTTGCGCAGTCCCTTTGTATGACCCAGACCTTCTAGCTAGCCAACAGCAAAACTGCTAAATACAGGGACTTGGAGTCCCACATGCCAGAACAGCAACAACAATCACTGCCCACACTCAAGCAAAACTTAATTGAATATGTTAAACTTCAACTGGGCGGTGATATCATTGACCTAGAATTAGATCCTGCACACTACGAAGCGGCTTATCAAAAGACCATTGGCACTTATCGCCAGCGAGCCAACAATGCTTATGAAGAAAGTTACAGTTTCATGCAGTTGGTACAAGATGTCAACATCTACGAGCTGCCGCAAGAAGTTGTCAGTGTACGTCAAATATTCCGTAGAACATTTGGCGACAGTTCAGGCCCGTTTGCGTCAAACTTTGATCCGTTTGC